CATGGACATTTATGTCCATGTGGAGGTTTCAATTTTTTATCAGTAGTAACAATCTGTTACTCGAGTCTTTTATAGATACTCTTTATAGGTATTATTCCGAACTTTTTAAATACAACCATGTCTTTTTAGGGTTCTTCCCTATTTAGTTATTTGTGTTTCTTAAGTTTTATCGGATTGATTGCTATTCTTAGTGTTTTATAGTCACGTTGTAACCCAACCTCTGAACTGCTATTTAATACTCTTTTAATAGATTGCAAAACTCTACTTTTAAAAATTTGAGACTTGTCCCAGTCTTTTTTCTATTCTGTGTTTCATCCACCAATGATGATGCGTCGCACAGTCTTAGCTCTTAGTTTTAGACTCCCGTCTAGGTTAAAAAGAAATTATAGAGAAGTTTCCAGAACTAATCTTCTTTGTAATTGCCACTCTTTTTATACTATGTTGACCCATAGTTTTCCTTACGTAACCAAACGTAGAAAAATTCCTACCGAACCTTGGTAGGTTGTTCAAATCTTAGAAAAGATTTGTTTTACACTTTACACTCTTTCATGTTAGATTTTCGAAATCACTGTTTAGGTGTGTTAGAATAACTCCTTGTATTGTCAAGGAATACTATTCCTCATCGTTAATAACATATTATCGTCTTTCCATTTTGACTCAGTAAATTCACGCAAATATTAGTTAGTCGTGTGTTTAGTGTTATTCATGTCCCATTATTTGATGCGAGTACATGAAGCGATTTTACGCTGTATTCATACTGTTCCCTTGAGAAGGAACGAATCAGTAACATCGTGTACAATGCTCCTTTGTGAGCATGGCGAAGAGCCAGTGACAAAGTATTAGGTTGCGTCCATTATGCAAATGATGGTCGTTTACGTCAGTGACCTCGAATGTGCATCCCATGCGGGAAAAGCACGTAAATTTCAAACAACAACTGACAGCCATGACCCTGGGTAGTGTCATGGTAAGATACCTTTACCTTCTAACTCAATTAATAACCAAACAAATTTTGTACCACAGAGCGATACTTTCAACTCCAAAGTAGCCGCCAAATCTCAGTACCAACGTAGCTCTGCTTCTGCCAAAATCGAAAAGGCAAAACAAGCGCAGCGCGAGAGAAATAAAAAGGAAGCGAAGAATTATTCCAAGAAGAAGAATCAATCTTCTAATCAATCTTCGAATCGTTCCAAGCGTAATCCTGCTTATGTTCATCAATCGTTGTTGGAAAAGATTTATCCAAAGGGCATTCTTGATCAAGCGAAAAACACGCTAGTCAGTATGCAAGTCGAAGAGAACATTTCAGATGTTTTCAACATGCTAGAGAATCTAGGATTACTAGCATTTTTACTTCCCAAATGCAACTCGAAAGCTGAAGTTGCAGCCCAACTTGCTCTTGGCCTAAAAACCATGAGAAAAGGTTCTATTATTGAATCAGTCTTAAGTCAGGCTCCCACACTCGCGTGGTTGAAGACTACTTTTGGCTATAACATTTTTGAGCCCCAAGCTGGAGAAGCCGACAAACAAGATTGGCTTTCGTTTTTGCCCAATTTACGTGAAAATTGGGAAACCGTGCGTTCTGCGCCTTGTTTCGAGAAAATCTCTAATCTTATCTCATTAGCCGCTTCTATTGGCTTATGTAGTGTGACGAGTTTGACTTGGAATGTTAAAGGTGTAGAACTTTTCAGAGCAGGTAGTGTCCGTAAACACGCTTCTGCTATTGATTTCATGGGCGCCATGCTCGATACTATCGTCACTTTCATTGAAGGTGGATACGAATGTTTCAAGCAAGGTTCTCTGGCACCTCTCTTATTCACGACCGATGCTGGTCGAGAATTTGATGATATCTATTTCACTCTTATTGAATTGCACGAGCACGCTATGGTTTTTAACCTGTGTGCTAACCCCATCAATTATAAGGGTGTTTATCGTCCCATTAATGATCTAGAATATGGATCTATGCTCGAAGAGGCTATCGAAATGGCTGAGAATGCTTATCGTTCTGCAAAAGGAACGTGGCAATCTGGCGTTTTAGAAAAACGTCTCACCACTTTGCGAGTAAATCGTGCGGCTTATTCAGCCAAGCGAATTGATGGAACTCTCCGATATTCCCCATTCACTGTATACGTTTTCGGTGATACGGGAGTAGGTAAGTCTACTGTCGCACAATTGTTGATGTCTGACTGTTTGAGTATTGCGGGTGCAGACCCGGATCCCAAGCATACAGCAATCATTAAGGAATCTGACAAATTTGACTCCACCTTAAAAGGAGACACTCAAGGAATTTATTTTGACGATATGGGCAATACTAAAGCCGAATTTCTTGAAAAATCACCAGTTGAACGTATGATTGATATTAACAACAATATGATCACTTATGCGAACAAGGCCGACCTTCATGAGAAAGGAAAGGTCGAAATTCGCCCTTGCGTTTTTATGGTGACTAGCAATGCTCCACTTGCAAATCATGCTCGACTTGGATCCATCAACCCTGGTTCCATTGTGCGCCGTGCAGATCTTCATCTTCAAGTGAAACCTAAGCCTGAATACAGACTTCCTGATGGAAGATTGGATTCTTTTAAGGCGATGGCGAATTTTCCTGACGAAGATTTCGAAACTGATGTGTGGGAAATTTACGCTCATCTTCCTGATATGCGTAATAAGGTTACCCTCACTGCTCCCGTGAGTGGAAAATTGCAGGATGACAAGCCCCTCAATATTCATGAAACATTGAAATTGGCCACTACTATGTGTAAAAAGCATTTTGATAATCAACGTCGAATTGTAGCCAAGTCGGGCAAGATGCATGCTTCACGTCAATACTGCACTACGTGTCTATTAGCTCACACGCTTTGCCAATGTGTAGTAATTGAGCCAGAAATTCAACTACCAGAAGAAGCACCTATGGGTGTTGAAGAAAGTTCTCTTTCTTCATTGGATTATTCCATTTCAACTGGTGATCTAAAAGCCGATCCCGATTGGGAATGCTATGATCGTGTTGACATTGCTAAGGCTTTTGACAAACAAGCAATGCCTCAAATTTCATTCGAATCCGTCCGAGAGCAATTTACCAAATTCACTCCAACGATGAACGCTATTTCTGTTCGACTACCATTGCGTGTAGTAGAGAGTCCCATGATCCAGAAACTTTACATGTTTTACCATGCTAGAGAATTTTTGGAACTTGAGCAGACTTCTCGTAAGAATATGATTTCGCTTTTCTTGTTTATGTGTTTAACTGGTGTACCTTTTGGATGTCTCTCTCTCTCTTTGATTGTCTTTGCATTTGTTATGTGCGCTTTAATTCATTATAGCGTACTTACGAAGTGGAAGAATGATATGTGTGATCAACTTGCTTCTCGGCGAGATGTGACTACTGATCTTTTTGCTTCCATTCGTAAGTGTAAAGCAGTCCAATTCTTTTCTATCTGTGTTGTTGCGAAAGTTCTGTATTCCTTAGTCATTACGATGAGGACAGTTCATGAACAGCAGACAGTTCTCGCTCCCGAGTCTGTAGAAGAAATTGAAAAACGAGATACTGAAGTTAATCCTTGGGCGAATGCAGTTGCAGCCTCCCTTCACGTGACTCCCAAAAATGCTACTATGACAGAAGCACAAGTGGTTTCGCGTGTGACTAAGAATTTATTTCACGCCAAATTTGTTGAAAATGGCTTTCAACAATCTTGCGATATCCTAGCTGTAGGAGGTACAATGTATCTTATGCCGCTACATATTTTTGAAAATCGTAAAGATATGAAAGTTCTCGTTACCAAAGGAGACCCCTCCAACCTGAATTCCACTTTCAGGGGCTTTGTTAGCGTCAATTCCATGATTCCTATTCCTGGAAAAGATGCTTGCTTAGTCTCTATTGAGGCAGGCGGTCCATACAAAGACATTACGGATTTATTCCCTAATGAATGTACTGCTTCAGGTTCTGCTCATTTGATTTATCGTGATCAGACAGGAGAGGTGAGAGATGATTTAGTTCGTGCTAACTATATCAGAAATTCCGAATCTGGAGGACCCGGATACCAATATAATGCACCTTACAATACCTTTACTGGTATGTGCATGGCTACTTTAGTTGGCGCGTTTGCTCGCCCAACTATTATTGGCATCCATTTGCGTGGCGTCACTGGTAATACTAGTGGTAAAGCGTTGCACATTACTCGTCTTGAATTGCAAGCAGCAATTCATAACGCTCACAAGGAATGGAAGGGTACTTTCCCTTGCCATGTGAACGGAGACTTTCCCGTCACCAAATATGACAAGCAAGTTATCATCAATCAAGATGTACATCCCAAATCACCACTGAACTATCTTCCTGTTGGAAGTAATGTTGAGTATGTGGGACAAAACAACCAACGTGCTACTCATACCAAGAGTTCTGTTATTCCTACCCCTATCTCTGATATTGTTGAAGAGGTAACCGGAGTACCAAATGATTTCGGACCACCGCAATTTCACTCTTGGAAAATGTGGCAAGAATCTTTAACGCACTCTGCTAATCCGAGTTCTGGTGTTGAACCATCACTCGTTGATAGTGCTGTACAAGATTATTGCAATGGACTAATTGAAGTCCTTCTTCAGGATGAATTTAAGGCAATGGTATTCAACGAATTGAAACCACTCAACGACATGCAATCATTGTGTGGAATTGATGGTAAGAGATTTATTGATGCTATTCCCAAAGGTACTTCCAAAGGCTTTCCTCTTTCTGGCCCTAAAAGCGATTGTATTCGCTTGCTAGATCCTGAGGATTATCCCGACCATATGTGTCCTGCTGAATGTGATGAGGAAATTATGGAAGAGTTTAGGAATATGGAAGCATTACTCGCCAAAGGTGAGCGTTGTTATGCCATTTTCAAAGCCTGTGTGAAGGATGAGCCTACTAAGAAAGGCAAGGAGAAAGTACGTGTGTTCCAAGCATGCGAATTTGCTTTCCAATTGCTGATCCGTAAATACTTCCTTCCTATCGCTCGGATTATGTCGATCTTCCCATTGACATCTGAGTGTGCTGTAGGGGTAAATGCTCAAGGCCCAGAATGGGACCAACTCGCTAAGC